CCCTCCGAGGCAGAAGGAGCCTGAGAAGCATGAGGGGGAGGGGAACACCCCCCCCTCCGAGGCAGAAGGAGCCTGAGAAGCATGAGGGGGAGGGGAACACCCCCCAGAAAGGAAACACAATGATCCTCAGCGACCGCGGCATCACCGCCGCCATCAACAACGGATACATCAGCCTCAAAGGACCCCGGCCCGCACGAACACTCATCCAACCAGCCAGCATCGAAGTCACCCTCGACCGGCAGGTCGCCGTCCTGTCCGACCACCCACGCAACAAGAAAGCCGTAGACGCCGTCACACCAGACGGATGGTACAGGCGGCTGTGGCTCGACCAGGCCGGCCCGATCCGACCCGGCGAGATGTGGCTCGCATCCACCCGCGAAACCATCCACCTCGGCCCCGGATACGCAGCCCAGGTCGGAGGAAAGTCCAGCCTCGGACGCCTCGGACTCACCGTCCACCAGACCGCAGGATTCATCGACCCTGGATTCCACGGGCAGATCACCCTTGAGCTCGTCAACCTCGGCGGCCGCCCCATCACCCTCACCGAAGGCATGCGCATCGCCCAGCTCACCATCTGGACACTCGACCAGCCAGCCGAACGCCCCTACGGGCACCCCGCGCTCGGCAGCCACTACCAGAACCAGGCAGGACCCACCGCAGCAGGAGGACACAAGTGAGCGGCCTCAAGTTCGACGACAAGCGACACAGGTACACGCTCGACGACACACCAATCCCGTCAGTCACCACGATCCTCGGCGTCCTCGACAAGCCCGGCCTCCCCTACTGGGCGGCCGGCATCGTCGCCCGAGATGCTATCGAGAACTGCGCCTACTGGGGGCAGCGGATCCGCAGCGGGGAGGACCCTGAGAGGATCATCCGCGACCTCAAGCGCTCCCCCTGGAAGGAGCGGGACAAGGCCGCGCGCCGTGGCACGCGCATCCACCAGGTCCTTGAAGCCGCCGCGCACGGCGACCCGACCGACTGCCCGCGGGACCTGCTTCCGATGGCGCAGCAGGCCGTGGACCTGCTCGACCGGGGGGGCGTCCGGACCGTGGAGACCGAGGCGCGCGGCTACAACAGGGGCCTGTGGTACGCCGGGACGATCGACCTCATCGCCACCATCCGAGGGGAGGCATGGCTCCTCGACTGGAAATCCAGCCGGTCCGTCCACGAGACCCACGTCATGCAAGTCGCAGCATACGCCCACATGGACACGATTCTCACGATCGACGGGGAGGAGAAGCCGATGCCGCACATCGACCGGCTCGGCATCATCCACATCAGCGACGAGTCCGCCACACTCATCGACGCCGGCGACCCCGACGGCGTCGCGTGGGACATGTTCCAGGGCGCCCACACAATCCACGCGCGGAAGCAGGAGATCACCAACATGATCAAGGAGGAAGCATGAGCCACGCAATCGGCCCCATCGGGCGGGAAGACCTCGAACCGGGCGACATCGTCGCCATCAGGGACAAGGCGGGTTCCTGGCATATCCGCCGCGTCGGCCGGGATCACTTGCCTGAGGGCTCCCGGCACGTTCTCCTGGGGCGCGTCGCACCTACCTGCCCGACCCTCGTCATCAGCAAGGGGCGGGTGGACGCGGACCCGTCCGTGGGGAGGCTGGAGGACACGATGCTCTGCGACGACCTCGCCGTCAGGGTCTCCCGGGAGGACGGCGGCCGCTACCTCATCGTCAGCGAGGCCCCATTCATCCTCGACGCGGATGCGATCGCCAGCATGCGCTGGTACCCGGTCAGCGTCCTCAGCACGGACGAGCTCAAGAGCATTGCGGCCTCGTACTCGTACCGTCGGTTGTCCCTGGTAATCGACGAGGCTTGGAGTGCAGACAATGTCTGATCTCACCCCCGTCGAGCCGACGCCCCGCCTCATTCTGTGCGGGACGCCGGGCGGCGGCCACGATTCACAAGACACTGGCATCAATCACCTCCACGGTAAAGGAGAACCAATGAGACACGAACCCCGAAACGTCAGCCGCAGCGACCTCGCCCCGGGTGATGTCGTCGCTGTCAGGCACCCCCACGGCACCTGGAGCATCCGCCGGGCCGGAGCGGAATACATCATGGAAAACGCCGAGTACGTCCTCCTGGAACGCGATCTCCCCGACTGCCCCGTCGTCATCATCAACGAAGGCCACCTCGACTCCGACCCCGACGGCGGCCGCCCCAGCGCGGACCTGTACGACACCCTCGCCGTCCGAGTCAGCACCCCGACCTACGCCGATGGATACCTGGTCGTATCCAACATGCCATTCATCGCATCGGCCGCCGACATAGCGACCACGAGGTGGCGGCGAGCCGTCGTCCTTGACTCGCAGGAGATTCAGGATATCGCCGCCACCTACTCATGCGCCGACCTCACAGAGGCGCTCAAGACCGCATGGGGTGAGAACGATGACTGACCTCACCCCCACCGAGCCCTCACCCATGCCGCCCTCGACCGCCTACGATGTCTCCACCGACCTCGCCGCATGGGCCGGCGCCATGGGAGACGCCATGACCCTCGCCAAAGGCCTCGCCGGCACCGCATTCGTCCCCAGCCACTTCCAGGGGAAGCCCGCCGACACGGCTGTGGCGATCATGAAAGGGGCGGCCCTCGGCCTCGACCCGGTCGCAGCACTCGAAGCCATCTACGTCATCAGCGGCAAGCCGGCCCTCTATGCGAGGTCCATGGTGGCGCTCGTCCTCGCACGGGGGCACGAGGTCTGGACCGAGGAGGCGGACGCCACCAAGGTCACCGTCAAGGGCAGGCGGCACGGTAGCAGCCACGTCGAGGAGTCCACCTGGGACGTCGCCCGCGTCAAGGCCGCCGGCCTCGACCGCAACCGCCAGTACGCGGCCCACCCGGAGGCCATGCTCTACGCCAGGGCCGCCGCCGACGTCTGCCGTCGGATCGCCCCCGACGTCCTCGCTGGCCTCTCCTACGGGGTGGAGGAACTTCAGGAGCCCGCCGTCGAAGCGGCAGCCACAATCCAGCGCAAGAGCAAGCCCCACCAGAAGGAAGGAGAACCACATGAGTAGCGACATCGTCGAAGCCGTCCCGAAGGTGCGCCGATACCTCGCCAGACAGATCACAGAAGACAATATCCGGCAGATCGCAGACAGCCTCGACGAGTACGTCTTCGAGGACCCCGACGGCGAGACGCGAATGAGTCTCGGAGAGGAGAGCATCCCCGCCGGCTGGTGGGTCGTCTGGGTCAGGGGCCTGCACCTCGACCGGAACTTCTACTCCGACAACGAGTTCCACGCCATGTACAAGATCCGGCGACCGCCGTTCACCCCCAGGCTCGCCACACCCGAGGAAGTCAAGGAGGGAGACACGTACGTCGCCCGCCACAAGGATGGAGAATGGACAATCCCATCTCAGGGCCCCGTCACCCGGCACGATATCGACCGTGTCGTCCTCCTCGAAAGCCGACAGTAGACACAAGGAAAGCAGAAGCACATGAGAAACACGATCACACTCACCATCGACGGGTACGCCGCCCGCGACGCCGAGATCAAGTACACGCCCCAGGGGACCGCCGTCACAGAGGCACTCATCCCCTACACGCCCCGCCGTCTCAACCAGCAGACACAGCAATGGGAGGACGCCGGGGAGACCACCTGGGTCACCGCCTCGTTCTGGGACAAGGACGCCGAGGCCGCCCAGCAGGCAATCAGGAAGGGCACCCCCGTCACCGTCACCGGAGTGCCCCGGGTCCGCGCCTACACCAGCAAGGACGGGCAGCCCCACGCCGCCCTCGACCTGAGGGCCCGCACCTGGGGCGTGCAGCCCTCCACACCCAAGCCGGCCACGCCGCCAGCCGCCACCCAGCAGGCAGACCCCTGGGGCAACAGCCCCCTCGACCCGGGCCACCCGCCCTTCTAGAAAGGAGCCACCCATGACTGACAGCAAGGACAAGGTTGACGGCCCCGTCGCAGCCGCCTGGCTCGGATACATCATCCTCATCGGCGGTATCGCCGGACTCGCCGGCTGGGGATGGGCCGCCGTCACAGCAGGCTCCCTCCTCATCATCGGCGCCGTCATCGCCATCAACGACAACTAGCCAGCGCCCCCGCCCGGCACGCCGCCGGGCGGGGGCAGGAGGACACGATGGCATCGACATGGCAGAAGAGAATCGAGGACGCCCGCCGCGACCTAGACCAAGCCAACCAGCAGGCAGGCCAGGCCCGCCAGGCCCTCCACACCGCCGCGAACAAGGCCTGGCAGGACGGCGCCCGCGCAACCGACATAGCCAGATGGGCCCATGTCACAACCCAGGCCCTGCACCTATGGAGAAAAGAAGAACAATGCGAGGACTCGCAGTAATCACCGGAAGCCAGATACCCCACATACGCAAGCACATCGGGAAGCCCGCCATCATCGCCAGCAACGGAGACCTCATCGTCACCGACGAACACACCCGTAAGGTCGAGGTACTCCGCAACGGCGCCGCCGACCACCTCCCCCTCATCACCGAGGCGGGCCTGGACCGGGCCCGCATATACTGGGCGTGCCTGGGCGCCCTCGAAGGCGCGGACGGCGCCCACGAGCACACAGACAGCATCATGGGAGACGCCCTCCGGGCCGCCGACGACATCCTCGACAGCCTCATGGAAGGCCTCCCCGCCCAGACACACGACGAGCACCTCGCCGAGGTCATCCAGTGCCAGGCCATCCGAGACTACCGGGAGGCCCAGCAATGATCCCCCAGGTATTCAACGGGCACACGGTCTGGGTCGCCCACTGCGGCGCACCCGGCTGCCACGCGACACGCCCCAGCCGCCCCGAAGACACGCTCCTCCAGGCCGAGCGGCGCGCCTCCAGTCACGGCTGGCGGTTCACGGCCACGCCTCTATGTCCCCGTCACGCCCGCCAGTACACACCCGGAAAGGAGACGCGATGAGCCCGCGAGACGCGGAAAAAGAGGCTGCCGTACTCTGCGTAGACATCCTCAACCTCATCAACGCAAAAGATCAGGAGGAGCGCGCAGTAATCGCCCTGGAAGACGCCGACGACTACCGCGGCATGAGAGACGCCCTCCTGGAGGAAGGCGCCTACGACAGCGCTGCCGCCAGCGCGGTCGCCGACTACGCCGCAAACCGGGTCAGCCGCTGGCCGGAAGCACTCCCACCGCTTCTCACCTGCGCTGGCGCCCTGACGGCCGCCATCTACCAGGACAACCCGGACGGTGCGGCGTCCGCGTACCTGACCATCATCCGCCTTCTCGAACGCATCGCCACCCTGGAAGGAAACGGTCGTGAGTCGTAGCCGCGCCACGGCCCGCAAGGCCGGCGCCGCATTCGAACGGGCTGTCGCCGACTACCTCCGGGATGTCCTCGACGACGACGGCATCGACCGGCAGGTGCGCACCGGCGCCAAGGACCTGGGAGACATCCGCGGAGTCCGAGACGCCATGGGCCGCCCCGTCGTCATCGAGTGCAAGGAGTACGCGGGCCGCCTCCACCCAGCCACCTGGATCGTCGAGGCGCACCGCGAGGCCGGAAACGCCGGCGCCGCCGCAGGCGTCGTCGTCGCCAAGCGGCAGCGCGTCCAGAACCCCGGCGACCAATGGGTCCTCATGACGTTGGAAGACCTCGCCACCATACTGAAAGGAGAACAGTGAGCCGCGTACCGTCTCATGTCCGTCTTCTCAAGGACAGGTGGTCATACCGCCTGGAGGTCTCAGCGGAGACGCTCAAGGCCTTCAACGGCCGCCTTGATGAGAGGGTCCTTCGCGCCGACGCGGCCTGCCGCCTCCGGGAGTTCGCGGACTGTACCGAGCCCGTGAGCCTTCCGCCTGGCGTCATCGTCGCCGAACCGGAGGATGACTGCCTGCGGATCGTCGTCGACCCCGGGAGGGAGGCTGCCACGCAGGAGGCGGTCCTGCTCGACTACGATGAGATCCCGATCGGAGTTGTCGCCGTCGACGGCGGACGCGTCGCCGCCCCGCTCAGCAGGGCGAAGCACGTCGGCGTTGACACGGTTACCGGCCTCCCCGCCTACATGGCGCCCTGACAACGAAATCCCCCCGGCAACCTCGCTGAAGGTTGTCGGGGGGATTTCTTCGCACCCCCACATGCTGGGCCGCGCCCCCTCGTCGCCTTCAACAAAGCGCGGCCAGGCGCAGACTATACCACACCATCCGGGTCCCGAGGAAGCCGGGACAGCGAGCAGTCCGACGTCGTCCGCTCCAGCGCCGCCACACGCTGAAAAATCTCACCATGATCCATACGCGCCGACAAGGCGAGACTGTCAAGCTTCCGTCCGAACTCCGCATCCGTCTCACGACGCACCCGGGACTCCGCCGCCAACGCGTCCAGAACCAGGTCAACCCTGCCCTGCACCGCCGTCAGATCATCACGCAGATTCGTCCCGTGACTATTCGTCGTCTGCTCCGCAGCCTGCTCCGCAGCAACCTTGATGGCGGCGATCGCCTTAGCCTGCTCCTCCCGCTCAGAGCGGGAACGAGACCGGCCGATCATGATACCGGACACCATCGCGGTCACCGCCGTGACAAGGGCTGCGGCTGCGTTGATCATCTCGGCGTCCCACCACCAAGGAGCCAACAGATGCCTTTACTGGGCCTCGTCAACCGGAGCGGCAGGAGCCTTGTAGACGCCGCCCGTATGAAGGAACGCCACCACGCCGGTCAGAACACCGATCACCGCAGTGACCGCGTCGGCGACGTGGGCCACATCCTGGGGGGTGAACAGGTTCGTGGCCAGGCCAACCGCCAGCAGGGCGCTGGCGAGCCCGTAAAATGCCTTACGGCGCTCCGGAGTAAGCCAACCAGCCAGGGTAGTACGGTCAGTGGTCAGAGCAACACGCTTGCCCATACTCTCACATCCTTACAGTAGTACCGGAACCCGACAAATGTCAGGCCGCCTTCTTGGAGGACTCCTCAACAGCCTTCTTGACGGCAGCAAGATCGGCGCTCATCCCGTTCACGATCTTGTCAATGTCATCCAGCCGGTTGTACGCCGACTTCTTGCCACCCTCCTGCAGAAGCGCCTCAACGCGCTTCACAGCCGCCTGCGTCTCAACGAGCCGCAGATAGAGATCCCCCGCATACTTCACCCCAGCCTTCCCAGGGGTGACAGCATCAGCAATAGTCTTCAGGTAGTCAACGGCAGCAGGCATATTCAACCAGTCCTCATCAGTAGTGTTGTTGGCGAGCCCGAGAACATCGGGCCGGTAGCAGACGTTCAGGTCCAAGTCGTTGGCCCAGCCGGGGGCGCGCCCCTCGCCGGTGTACTGCCACGCCAGCGTCCACCAGCCGTGGCTGAACGGCGCGTACGGGCAGTCCGGGGTAGCCGGCACCTGGGGCGCCGAGGACGGGTAGCCGGCGGCCCACAGCCAGTAGTCGTTCGACACGCCCTCCCAGTCCCCGTTCTCGGCGACCGACGCGGACATGTAGATGAACGGCTTGATACCCGTCCGCTCATGCACCTGGTCGAGGAACTGGCGGGCCCACGAGTAGTCGTAGTAGGCACCGCTGTCCTCCCAGTCCAGGTACAGGAACGGCCGCCGGTCAAGGTAGGGGCGGATGGCCGCCACGAACGTGTCGACCTCCTCGCCCACGTCGTTGGCTGACGGCCACGCGAAGTGGTAGAAGCCGAGGCGGGCACCCATCGCGAGCGTCTGGGAGGCGAAATCATCCTTGCAAGGATCCTCGTACCCGGAACCCTCAGACGCCTTCACAACCACGTAGGAGGCGTCCGTAGGGGCCAGCCGCATGCCGCGCTGGTGCATGGACACGTCAATGCCGAAAGCCCGCCCAGCAGCCCGTGGGACGGCCTGGGCCCCACCACCGGACAGGCCCCTGTAGCGCAGGCACGTAGACCAGGACGCCGACACGGTCAACGGGTGAGACCCGTACCTCACCAGGCGGGACTCGCCACCACTGTCATCAGCAGCAGAACCATCACCACCGTCACTACCGTAAATGCTACCGGCCGAGTCAATCCACGCCTCCGCAACCAGGGGGTTCCAGGGATCAAACGTGTCGTCCTCGTCCCGGACGACCATCGCGACGTGTCCGCCCTCACCGGTGGTGCGCAGCAGCAGGTCCCCCACGGCGAAGCCCCCGTCCGGGGTGCTGCCCGTCCAGGAGTCACCAATGTCCTCGAAGCCGCGCGCCTGCCCCTCCTGGCGGAGGGACTCCGTCCACGTCGAGCGGGGGAACATGGCGGGCCGCACCCCCTCGCCGAGGCACTCGTGGAACGCAATGTTGTACGCGCCCGCGACACCGGCGGAGCAGTCCATCTCACCCGGCCCGGTCAGCCAGCCCTGCCAGTCTGACGCGTCATAGGCGGACCACCGATTCGGCTGGGAGTAGCCCACGCCACCGAAGTCCCAGGTGCGGCACCAGTACCGCATCTCAGACGCGGCGTACTCGTTGACCGCAGTCACTCCGCGGCCCCGTTCTCCTTGGAGAGGGCGTCGATCCGCTCCTGGGCGATCGCGAGGTTCGCCGCAGCGGTCACAAGCTCCTCCTCCACCCGGGCCAGACGCTCACGGTACGAGACGACCAGGCGCTGAAGAACCTCGACCTGGCGCCCCAGGTCCTCACTGGTGGGCGCATCACTCATGCCATTAATCCTATCACTCGGTTGGTACAGGCGGCTCATACAACCACCGCAGATCCTTCGGGTCAGTCACGACGTCCCCGTCCTGGGTGGGGGCAGGCCGCATCGCCGGCGCCTCCACAGGAGGATGATCGCGATCAAGCGTGCGCGTGTGATCCGCCCGCCGGACCGCCTTCACCAGCCACGATACCGTCGCCCCAGGCTCACCGTGCACCGTGAACCGCCCCATGCGCACCCGCGTCGCCCAAGGCGACCCGGGGCCCGAGCAGAGCACCGCAAGAGGAAGATCAGGCCGATACAGAGCATTGAAGTAGTCGGGGAGCACCACCTCCACGGCCCCGTCCTCCCCGACCGTCACCGTATCCCAGTACTCAACGCCCGGCCACGGCGACTCCGTGCACGAGTGCATCAGCATCTTGCCGTACGGGTCGAGCGGGTGCTCAATAATGAATGTCTTGTTGTTGGCGCCGAACTTACCGAAAACCCACGTGCTACCCGCGACGGTAATATTATAGTTTTCGTGGTGCCCCTGCAGGATCTGCACGAAGTGGCTGCTGGACGCCAGCTCGATCATCTGCCCCCTCGTGTCCTGGGACGTGTACTGTCGCATGGAGCAGTTACTGTCCCAGGACAGGTAGATGCCGTCCTTGTTACCTCGGAGACCGAACGTGCCAGACGAGTAGCGGCCACTCCTGACAAAGAAGTTGTCGTACCCGCTGTACAAGGCGCCCCTGCCGTTGGCTTGCAGGTACACGCCGTTGGAGTCCAAGAGAACCGCGCCCCCGTTGGAAACTGACGAGGCTATCGCTATCCTCTCCTCAGACAGCTCGAAGCGCGGCGCCTGCCCTGCCCCCCGGGAAGGGGCCTGGAAGTCAAGGCGCGGCACGCCGGAAGCATTCTCCACGATAGTGATAGAACCGGCCAAGGTGTATGGGTTGTTCCGGCGCTGGAACTGGATGCCGACACCCACGCGGCGCCCGTCCCCGCCGATATCCGTCTTCGTGTCATTCGCTTTCAGGTCAACGAAGTTGGACCACGACCACGTGTCGCTGATGCCGACCTGCCCGTCGATCCAGATTGTCCCGTCATTGTTGATGGACAGCGTGTTGCGGTCGTTCTTGTCCCACACGTACATGCCGTCCGAGGAGATCGCGATACGCGGATACTGGCCATACTTCTTCGTCTGGAACAGGGCGCCGGTAATCACCATGCCGTCAATCGCCCCAGCCCGCACCTCATCAGCAATCACATGGTGAGCCTCGATCATGCCGGCCTTCAGCTTCCCGAACTCACCCTCCTTAGCGGTGATGATCCTAGTCCAGATCTTCTGGATGATCGCCTCATTGATGAACGCGGTACCCGTCACCGTCAGCTGGTCCGTGCTGATGTTTATGAACCGCTGGATGCCCTTCGCAGCGTCCACGGCGGCCTTGACGTCACCGGTCGCCTGAGACTCGTCCTCAGTCCACTCCCACCCGTAACGGCCGTGAACAACCTTCGAGTCCGGGGCAGTCTTGTTCCCGCCCGGGTTCGTACGCTCACCCGGCGGCATCCCCGCCCCGGGCCAGGGAATATACTCGGTAGCCTTCCCCCCCATGTCAGGACGCCCTGATAATGAAGTTCAACACAATATACGGGGGCATGTTGTTGTGAGGGTTACCCACACCCGTTGGCGCCGCCCGAAGATTCGGCGTACCTGCGCCCGTGAAGTTCGTGACCGTCGTCCACCCGGACCCGGCACCAAGGTTCGTCTTCTCCAGGCCACCCTTGAACGAGACCCCCACGCCCTCGAGGATGTGAGTGTGGGAGGGCATCTCATCTATGCGCAGAGTATGCCGCTCCTCACCGCCCTTGGAACCCATCTGACCAAACGTCATATGGTTATCCGACACCCCGACAGGGACGCGCGTACGCAGGTCCGGGACACTGAAGTGCTGAGCGTCCACGGCGCCGTACAGTGTGCCAATCGCCTTGAACAGGTCAGGGTACGTCCCCCTGTCCAGGGACTGGCCCTTGCACAGCAGCCAGCCGGCCGGAGTCGCCAAGCCGGCGTAAGGCATCAGCGCCCCAACAGGCACCTTGCCGCTGCCGCTCTCAGCGAGGTTGGTCGCGTTCGCGATCCCCGCCTCGATCGTGTTCAGGTGGGCGGCCATGATCGGCGTATCACCAGCAGGATAGTCCTGCCAGTTCGCCCTGGCCCGCTGGTAAGGCACTACTCCTCCTTGTTTCCGCGCTTGCTGCACCGGAAGATACGGCCATCCGGAGACACCCAGAGACTCTTCCCGACAACGCCGCGCGATGGCGGCCACGCACTGTCAATGATATCCCCGGACCGGCCCATCTTCGCGAACATGTCCAGGATCTCCTTACGGGTAGCCTTCGACAGGGCATCCCCCTTCTTCAGGGCCTCTTCAACAGACTTGTTGATCACATCCGGGTCCACCGCGGCAGTCAGGGTGATCGACTCACTAGCCCCCCACCCGGACTCATTCCCCGTACGGTCCACCGCATACAAGGCGACCGACAGGGTCTCGTTCAGGGGCAGGCCCGCCAGGATACACTGGCCGCCCCGGACCAGGGAGCCGCGCACCACCAGGGCCCCGTCAGCAGGCGCCTTCACACCCACGTTCAGGTAGGACAGGTCCGCAGGCATACCCCCGCCGTCAGCGGACTTCCCGTCCCACATCACCACGAGAACACCCTGACGCTGCGACAGGGACGGCTTCGACGGCCTCGGCGGCGGAGTCACGTCCGTCGGCATGAGCACATCCAGGGCCTGCGACCACTCAGACACGACACCATCCGCAGACACGGCCTGCACCTGGAACCGGTACAGGACACCCGGGTCCAGGTTCGGGAAGTCGCAGCTGTTCGGCCCCACCACCTGCAACGGCAGGGCCACGCGCCGCGTCGTCCCATCCGTGCCGGTCACCTCGTGGGAGCAGGCGACCCGGTACTCGCGCACGTCAATCGCCACGCCGCGCTTGTCCACCGTCACCGCAGCCCACGTCAGGCGGACAGCCCCGTAGTAGCCGCCGCCCGACTCGGTCGGGACGAGCACACCGGACCCGACCACACCCAAAGGCTTGGCAGGCACGCGCCTGTCAGCCGGCTTGGACGGCCGCACCCCGGACCCCGACGTCGCCGCCAGGCCAGCGATACCCTTCGTCTTCTTCGCCAGCCTGGACAGGTAGTCCTCCAGAACCGTCCCGAACGTCGTGTGCCCACTGATCCCGGACGAGTTCAGAGTCACAGACACCTGCATCACACGGAGCCGCTCCAGGCCGCTGGAGCGCTCCACACGCATCCAGTCCCCGACCTGGTAGTCCACCCACGGCAGCAGCACACCCTCCACGCCGAGGTCCCAGTCACGCTTCACCTCCTGCTCAGGGTGAGCGCCACTGACGAGCGTCTTCTGGGCAATGATCCGGGCAGTCGCCTCCTTCTCCACACCGCCCGCAGACACGACCTTCTCCGTGCGCCTCAGACCCACCGGCGCCTCACTGTTATGGAACCGCCACCTGTGCGTGCCCTCACCATCCACGAGGACGTCCGTGCACATCTCCTGCCACGTCACAGCCTCCTCCGCCGAGGAGGAGCCGTTGAACAGCCGCCACACCCGGTAGTTCGAGGCCGCCATCACCGTGTCATTGTTGAACAGGGACAGGGTGCGCCCGTCCCACCGGTAGTCCATGATCCCCAGGTCGTACAAGGACTTCACCAGGGACAGCAGGTCAATCGTCGGGTCGTAGGCGATCGTCATGATCGACTTCCACTTCGCCCCAGCCGCGTCAGCGGACGAAGAACCCCGCAGGGTCAAGGCCTTCCCCCACCCCCGGGCCACCGCGGCGTCCCACACGGTCCTGACGATCGTCCCGGAGTTCACGGACAGGAAGTTCCACTTCCCGTCCGCGTCCTGCGCCGTCTTTGGAGGATCCCACACCAGGGCCCCCTGAAGATGGTGACTGATGTGCACACACTCCGCCCGCCGCGACTCGGTTCCGTCAGCCAGGAGGTTCCGCTCCACCTTCGTCGTGATGAACCTGGCGCCGGGCGGCTCAACCCAGGAGGCCCCGTTGTCGGGCGTGTACTCGACAGCAAGCTCGATCTCCCCGTCGAGCAGGTCGCCCCGCACACCCCCGGCCACCGGGTAGGACACGGTCAGTGTCGGCTCCTCGTTCAAGGGCGACGTGAGCGTCATCTCAAGGACGTCCGGCATAGGGCCGACACGGCCACCGTCCGGCCAGTAGGCGACCAGCCGCAGCCCGAAACCCGAGGCAGCGGCCACTGTCAGTAGCACCTCCCCGCACGGATCCGGATCGCGGAGCCGCCAGAGGCGGTTACCTTGAACGTGCCGCTACTGTCGGGGGTGATCGCCCACCCGTACGGCGGGATCGACAGGGATCCGGACCAGTCCTTCCCGGTCGTGCCGAAATCAGTGTTCGTGAATGTTGCCGTGTAGGCGGACGTGTCGACCACCAGGTGCGAGTAGCCTGCCTGGACCGTCCCGTTCCACGACACGGTGCCGCCGGAGGCCACGTCCTGGACCGTGATCACGCCGGTCGGGGACGTCACGTCGATCAGGGCCCCAGTCACAGGTAGAGGAGACCCCTTCAGGGCGGACAGGTCAGAAGCAGCCATCGTCGCCGGCTGCTCGTCACGCCACACGCCCTCGACACCCTCGAACACCAAGGACGCTTCCAGCATGCTCTCATGGTAGTAGAAGGTGGGCTCCACGCTGCCGGTCAGGCGCACCAGAGCCTGCCTCCCCACACCCCCCGGAGGCCGGTGCTGCATCATCACAGGGGCGCCGACACGGCCCGTACGCCCCATGAGGGCGTGCCAGTTCCTGTCCAGGCCGCCGCGCCCCTGCCCGCTGTCCTGCACCACGATCTTCACGGTCACCTGGAACGGGTCAACAGTCCTTGTCGGCAGAGGCAGCACACCCGACCGGTACGGGACAGTCACCGACGGGGCCCTGGCCGCCGACACGGACGGCAGCAGCGTCTCAGACGTCACGAACCAGCGCCCCGCCGGATCATCCAGAGGGACACCACCAATGTAGTACTCCGACGCCACCACTGTCACCTCAGGTAAGGGCGCGCCCGCACCTGAGCCCCCACGCCAGAGAACCCGATACCCCCATCGCCGCCGGGCAGGAGCATCCACTCGTCCTCCAGCACGAGGCCCGCGCTGGCGTCCACGCCGTCACGGAAGTCGAACGGCGTAGGCGACAAGAACGCCAGCCCCCTAGCCGTGTCGATGTTCAGGTTCGCGTACCCGCGCGGGTCCCCGAACCAGTAGAGGAAGCGCCCGCTCCCCCAGTCACCCAGGGACACGCCGGACTTGAAGGTAGTGAAGCAGATGAGCGCCTCCGTGATCGGCCTGGTCGAGCCAGCGAACTTGCCGGCCCCAGCCTTCTCGGTCCTAGCGGCCGACGCACGCATCCCGTAGTCATCCACAGCGAAGCCCGCCAGGACGAGCGTCTGCCCGGAGCCGGTCGGGCCGAGAACCCGAACGCGGTCAAGGTGGGCGGGAGCATCCACAGCCTCCTCACCCACCTTCGTGCCGAGAGTGACACCGCCCCGCATCGGGGACAGGAACCTCTGAAGCCGCCACCACGCCTCGTCGCTCTCCCCGACACCACCGTTCACGGCAAGAATGGTCCTCTGCTCCGGGGGCGAGTAGTTCCAGGGGGAGGTGATGACTGTGGACTGCTTCCCGGGCAGCAGCTGCGGCAGGTACTTGCCGACACTGGTGGCCGCCTGATACATCTCAGAGATGACGGCCCACCCTGTCTGCCCCTCGTCGAGGGTCTTCCCGTTGAACGTGTACGCAGCCATTATGGCTCCTCTCTCACAGGGCCGCGGCCAAGCGGATGCCGGACGCCACCTTGTCTCGGATACTTGAGTCGGACTCCTGCACAGGATTGTACTGGTTGATCGTCACAGACGCCCCGCTCTTCGCGAACCCGCCACCATCCACCTCATGGTTGACGGTCATGTCACCGATACGGCCTGTCAGGCCACGCAGAGACGCCTTCACAGACGGCTCCTCCTCCTCGATACCGGTCACCAGGCCCTTGATCAGGAGGCGGCCCGCCGGCCGCAGGATACGCCGATCCACAGGGGCCGGCCCCTTCCAACGGGGCAGCATCCTCGTTAAACCACCCAGAGTGGAAGACACCCGCCCGAACATGCCGCGGATACCGTTGATGAACCCGCTGATCAGGTTACGGCCGGCCTGGATCAGCCACTGGCCGGCATTGGAGAAGAACCGCCTGACCATGTTCGGGAAGTTCCTGATCAGGTTGATCGCACCGGTCACGCCCATCCGGATGGCGTTCAGAGTGAACGTCCACCCGGTGCGGGCGATCGACGCGACAACCTGCCACAGCGTCGTCATGATCGTCCACACTATCGTGCTGAACCACTGGAACAGGCCAACCACGATATGGACACCGCCACTGATGATCCCGGAGATGAGCGACCACACGCCGGAGGTGATGTTCTGGATACCCTCCCACACCTCGGACCAGTCGCCGTGAAGAATACCGAGGAACACCTGCAAGTTGCCCTGGATGATCTGGAGGGCGCCGGTCACGATGCCCTTGATGATCTCCCAGACACCAATCACGATGTCCTTCATGCCGTTCCACAGGCCGTTCCAGATCGGCTCCAGCCACTCGACCATGGCGTCGATCGACTGGAACATGGGCAGACCGAACTCCTGCCAGAACTGGCTGATCGCTTCCCAGCAGCCGGAGAACGCGGGCACTAGCTCGTTGTTTACCCAGTCGGTCACGGCGGTCACGGCCTCCCCGATGGCGTTCCTGACCTGCCCCCAGTGGCGGGTGACAGCGTCACGGAATATCTCACTGTTCGTCCACAGAAGCACGAACACGGCCACGAGAGCCATGATGGCGGCGATCACGAGGGCGGCCGGCCCGATGACCCCGAGCAGGGCCGGCCCGAGGCCCTCCACGCTCGTCAGGATCGGCACCAGGGTCGAGGCCAGGGACAGCAGGCCCGGCAGCATCCCCAGGACCGCTTGGAAACCGAGGAACGCGACCACCAGACCTGTCACAAGACCGGGAGACTCCGTAAGCTTGTTGATAAGCGGGATCAGGAAATCATCAATCAGCTTCGTGATGAACGGGGAAAGCTTCTCAATAGCGGCCACCAGCCAGTCACCCAGAGCAGTAGCCAAGGGCGCGAGCGCCTCCAGCAGGCGCGACACCGGCGGCCCAAGCTTCTCAAACGCCTTCGCCAGAACCTTCCCCACCGTGCCAGCCAAGGCACCACCCAGCGTCAGGATCGACCCCAGCAACTGACTCACCTGCGGGGCAGCCCCCTGCAACGACGTCAGCCCCTGGTTCAGGCCGGCGAAGAAGTTCGCAACACCGGTCCCGAACTCGCGGCTCCCGAGGACCTTCGCCAGGAACTGCCAGGCGTTCCCCGCGGCAATCGACCCGTCAACCATGGACTTCCTCAACGTCCACGAGAAGGCGACAACGTCGTCACTGGACCTCCGCAGCGCCTCGGTCAGGGCGTTCATGCCGCCCGCGGCGCCCGCGAAGATGTTCGCCAGGATCGTCTGACCCTTGATACTGTTGAGGGCCTTCGCGAACCCGTTGATGCTCTTCTCGGCCCGCTCGATCGTGTACCCGCCCTTGTCGGCGGCCCTGAACACGCCGGCGATCGCGGACCCCAGGTCACGCATGATGCGGCCGGCACGGCGGGCAGCCTCCGCACCCCGGGAGATCGCGGCCTCGATACTGCCGTCCCCGGCCGCCCGGTGCGCCCAGGCGGCGAACTTGTCACCCAGGTCGGAGAACCAGTCCGCCAGGCGGGGCAGGTACCTGGAGCCGACCTCGCCGATCGTCACCAGGCCCTCAGTGAACGACCCGAAACCGCGCGTGGCCCTCCTGGCGCCCTCGGCCGTGTTCACCAGGGACGCCTCCAGCTGCGGCAGGTGCCCGTGAACCGCGTTCGCGACGGCGGCGGTCCACTGCCCCTGCGCCCTAGCCAACTCAGCCAACTGGGTGTTCAGAATCGGCATCGCATCGGAGGCGAGCGAACGGATCGCACCCTCGGCCTCAGACCAGAACGCCGCGGAGAAGTTCTTCCGCACCTCCTTGAACGCGTCACCCACGTCCTCCAGGTGATCCTTCGCGTCCTTCAAGGAAAGAATCAGGGTGGCGGCCCCGGTCGCCACCCCCATGAAGATACCCGGCAGGGCCAGGCCCGCCGGGACGATACCGGCCAGGACACGCAACAGCGCCCCCAGAGTCCCCACCAGGGCCGTTACGGCAGACCCCATGGCCAGGGCGCCGGACACCACCACACCCATGGTCAGCGCAAGCTTGTCCATGTTCTCGACGACATCCTTCGCCTGCCGCGCCCAGTCGGACAGGGCCCGGTAGCCGGACAGGCGACTGAAGTAGGCCTCCACCTTCGCCAGAGCCGCGCTGTCTGCGACAGCCTGGAAGTGGACGTACCGTCGGCGCCCCAGCCACGCGAACTTCGCCCTGGCCTTGCCCGTGTCCGCGTCCGCGTTCACGGTCACCTTCGTGTCCAAGCGGCTGAGTTTCCGCTTGATCTTGCGGTAGTCGGACTCATCCAGATGAGGGTGGATCTTCACCTTCTCACCCAGTTTCTTGATGCGCGCCTGTACGCGCTTGTAGGAGGTCTCGTCCAGGCTGAGCCGAATCTTCACGCCGCCCTTGTCGAGCGCCTGCTCCTGGGCCTTGACCTTCTTTGTGTCCAGGACCGGTTTGATCTCCGCGGTGGGCCAGTCCTGGCGGCGCAGCTGCTCACGGATCCGGGTCATCCCGGCCTTGTCGAGGCGGGGGATGACTTTCGTGTCGGCCTCGCTGAAGGCTTTCCAGGCCTCTGTCAGGGACTTGCGTTCGACCTTCGGCTTGACCTTCGGTGAAGCGGACGCCCCGCCCAGACGCTTGATGCGTTCCTGGGCACGCTTGTAGGAAGCGTCGTCGAGCCGCACCTTCGCCTTGACTGTCGCGTCGAGGCGCTTGATCTGGTCCTGCGCCTTCTTAAGGGACGTCTTGTCCAGGGCGACCTTGATCTTCGTGGTGGCGTCGAGACGCTTGATGCGCTCCTGGATCTGTTTGACGTCCCCGTCGTCGAGGACGAGGCCGACAGGCAGGTCGAAGTCGGTGGCCTCCCTGACCTTCCTGAGCTTCTGCCTCAGTTCCTGGGCGAACTTCGTGAGGTCCGGGGCGACCTTGACACCGAGCTTACCGACAATCCCCTTGGGCACAGTTCACCACCTATCAGGTCAGCCTATAGAAGAGAGTATAGCAGCGACACCCTGACTGTCAGAGGACGAGATCCTGGTCCGCCGAGACGGAGGAGACGGCCGTGCAGCATACTCCGAAGGCCGCAGAGAGGCCTTCTGCTGCGCACAGGCCCGCAGAGTCAGCACGGACACGTCCGTCAGGTCGGCCCGCTGCCTCTCGGCCACGGACCAGCCGAACCACTTCTCGCCGCCGAGCAGGGTCCGCGCCCGCCACAGCGACCGGGGCTCGTAGGGGAGCCGGGCGACGAGACCCTCGACGAGAGACACCCGGATACTGGTGTCACGGCCGTCCACGCCGTACAGGGCGTACAGGTCGGCGTCAGCATCCGGGTTCTCGTCGAGGAAGAGCCTCAGGTCTCGTCGCCGAGCAGTTCCCCCAGGAACGCCCCGACGACCTCGATGACCTTCCCGAGACCGTGCTTGCGGTAGAAGGCCGTGTACGCCTCCTCGTCGGTCAGGTAGGACTCCTCGACCTCCTCCATCATCCGCTGGACGACGTCGAGGGTCACGTCGCCGCCGGGCTCGATACCGGCGGCGGCGAGCAGCCGCATCGCCTGGGAGGGCTTCAGGGTGCGCGGATCCACGAGCAGCTCGTGGCCCTCCACCTCACTGAACTCCGCGGGCGGCGGCGCCTCTGTCTTCTTGTCTGCCACAGTGTGCTCCTATGCTGGCGTGCCCCTTCGTGGTTGGGTTCCTTCCGCCCGGGCCGGGAGCACACCAAGGCGGCCCGGGCAGAAGGAGACTCGTCAGGCGGTGACCGTGAACTTCGTGACGGAGGCGCCGCGGCCCTTGCCGTTGATGACGGCGACCTCGCGCTCGCCCAGGGAGACCCGGGGGACGGTGCAGGTGATGACCGTGGACGACTTCTTCGTGAACACGGCGCGGACACCATCGAACGTGACCTTGCGGGCGCCGTCGAAGTTCGTGCCGGTCAGGGTCACGGACGCGCCGATCTTGCCGGTGGTCGGCTCCATCTTGGTGATGGTCGGGACGGCGGTGGACCTGCCGGTCACGGTCCTGGGCTTGAGGTAGTGGACCGAAGCCTTCCCGGACGGCGGGGTCAGGATGACGCCCTTGATCTTGATCTCGGTGAAGTTCTCCTTGTCGAGGGTGGGCATGTCACCGGACAGGTTCACCTTCCGCAGGAGGATACCGGAGACCAGCATGCCCTCCTCCATGACGATCAGGATCGCCTTGTCGATGCTGCCCGACAGGACCAGATCGTAGCCGTCGGTGGAGTCGACATAGGTCGAGCCGGGGAACGCGATGTTGATCGTGTCATCGCTCATGGACACGGACGAGATCGTCACGTTCGTCGTCTTCGTCGCACGCGTGCTGCGGGCGTTCTTGCGGTCCCACGTGTCCTTCGTGGACGTGTCGCCACCGTCGGTCTCGAACTCGATGAGGTTCTCGGACGACGTGTCACCGATCCACGTCCACCCCTCGGACTCCAGGGTGGTGCCGTCACCGAAGGTGTACGACCACAGGTCAGGGGCGGCGGCGTCAACGTCACCGACGTAGACGTGCCCCATGCCCGCAATCTGGATCTCATTGTCGGCGTTGCTGGTGTTCGCCATTTCTCAGCCTTCCCGTGTCGTCGAGCGCACCACGACCACCGCGGTGACATTGAACTCATTGTAGTCTGACGTGTTGAACTGAAGGCCCCCGAGGAACGGGTACCCCATCTCCAGGTAGGAGATCATCCCGCCGGCCAGAGGGGCGCCGTCACGCCATATCCGGTTCATCCCCACCATCAGCGCCTGCGCCATGGACTCGGCCGTATAGGCGTCAGGGTGCACCACGTACCAGCGGACCCGCAGACGGACCGCAGCACCGAACGGCCCGTTCTCCAGGGTGTCGGTGGAGTACACCTGGACGACGACAAGAGGCCCCTCGGTGTCATCCACGTCGGGGCGGATATCGACCTGAGCCTCCGTCAGGACGGTCGCACCCTTGCAAGCGAGGCGGGTGGCCTCAACCATGAGGGTCAGTGGCATCACCGGGACGTGCTCCAGGTACCTGCCCATCAGAAGCCCCCGTGCCTGCGGACGACGTTGCGGAACACACCGATGCCCTTGACCCATTTACGGCCGGGCTTGCCGCGCTCGCCGGCGTAGTGGCCCATCTCCGTGTTCCAGTCGTAGTCCAGGTCATCGATCTCGATGTGCCAGTCCACCTTCTCCTGGTGCATGGTGACCTTGGCGAGGAAGCGGCCGGTGTGCACGTGGCCGGCGGCCTCCGCTTTCACCTCAGCGAAGATCTTCGCGGCGGCGGCGGCGAACTCCGGCTGCCTGGAAGCCACAGCCGCAATATCCTCATGCGTCCTCTCGTCGTCGTAGACGGTGATGTCGCCGCTCACTTGGACTCCACCCCGACCGCGTCGATACGGACCTTGTAGTGAGAGGTCATCGGGGACGCCCCATAGTGGACGGCGGAGCCCGCCTGCTGGTAGGTGAGGTCGTCCGCACCCTCAGGGCCGTTGATGACACGGATCTTGCTGTGGGGCCCGCCCGGCCAGTGGCCGCGCCCGTACACGACGCGCACGGTCTCATCGAAGAGACCCTTCTCCACCGTCCTCGTCTCACTGGCGCGCAGAGCCGACCCGGAGGACGGCTGAACGAGAACCTTGTCCATGACCACGGGGGGGCCGGGCACGTAGCGGCGGCCCGTAGGCCCGTCCTCCACGACCATCGGCGTCACCTCGACCGTGTGGGGGCCGTCCTCAAGGAACCGGCGCCGGCGGGGCTTGTACGCCCCCGCCATCACCAGTCACCCCACGGAGTCACCCCGGCCAGGTCGGACGGCGGCGGGTCAGCCGGATCCTGACGGCCCATGGTCTGCACCCAGGAGCCCTCCTGGTGCAGGCCCCTCCGATACTGGAGGTACCCGTCCCCCACGGCGGTCATGGCGGTCCACCCGCCGGGATGCTCCACCAGGAGAGCCATCTCCGCGGGACGCACCTCCAGCAGACCGGAGGCGATCGCCGTGTTCACGCTGTACGTGTAGGAGCCCTCGGTCTCATACTTCAGGACACCGCCGGCGGGGGCACGCAGCACACGGCACACACACTCCGCCTCGATCCTCTTCAGGACAGTCTCGTAAGGCTTCCGGGCCTTCGCCCGGTCGAGGGCGTCCGGGACGGTGAGGAGGATACTGGCCTCAACATAGTCGAGCATCGGCTGCACGTAGGGGACCTCATCCGTGGGGTCAGGGTCCCGCAGAAGGGCCGCTTTCACGTCCTCCAGCGTCGCAACCGTCATACCAGCATCCTCCTCACCATCATTCTCAGGGGACCGCGCCCGGGTGTGGGATCAGGGCTTCTTCTTGAAAACGGCGAAGGCCTTCGGGTCACGGATGCACCAGCCGAAGATGGCCTCGGCGAGGAACGCCCGCTCGTTGTGGGCGAACAGGTCGTGGCCGAAGCCGTACTCCTGGGCCTGACGCATCTCAATGTCCATGACGTTGCCGATGACCAGGTTGTTCTTGAAGGAGCCGCCGACCATGACGACGGCGGTCTCCTCGACCTTGGCCTTCTCGTAGCCGCCGACAGCGGACGTGAAGTGGATGGGCAGGCCGAGGAACATGCCGACCGGGTCGGCGAGGTTCGCGGACGCCTGGAAGAGTGGGCGGCCAAGGCTGTCGGACACGCCGAGGATCTTGGTGCGCACGTTCTTGCGGGCGACGAACGAGTCGATCTCGAAGTCCTCGTTCGCGGCCTCGACGGCGTCCACGCCCTCCAGGGCCTTCTTCAGGAGGGCGTCGGGCTTGGTGTCCGCGTAGTCGATGACGACCTGGTTGGCGCTGGCGGAGACGATCGGGGTCTGGTCCGCGAGGACGTTGCCGGTGATCGCGTCCTTGCCGTGGAGGATCGCGTTGTCCATGGCGCGGCTGATCGAGTCGGACAGCTGCTGTTGGAGATCGAGGTAGGCGGCCACGGGGGAGTGACGGATGACCTCCTCGGAGAGGACAGCGCCGGCGGCGACCTTGATCGGGGAGATCTTGCGGACGTCGAAGTTCAGGTTGACCGTCGGCTTGACGGCGCCCTCAGCGACGACTCCGGCGGTGGCGTGGCCCATCGGGAAAGGGAGGACCGCGCCGGAGAGGGCGACGGGCCGGGTCTGCGCCAGGGTCTGCATGACGGACCCCTTGTAGGCGTTGGACCAGATGCCCGCGATGACCTCGGGAGGGAAGACTCCCTTCTTCTCGCCCGAGAGGAGCTTCTCAAGTGTGTGGGACGCGGCGGCCGGATCTGGCATTTCGCGTTATCCTTCCTGCGTGTCAGGACAGGCCGAAGAACCCGGCGGCCTGCTCCTCGATGTTGGTTGCACCCATAGTATCAGAATTCATGATCGGGTCCCTCGGGACTGATACGGGCTTCTTATCCCCGTTCCCGCCTCGCAGAGAGGACAGGAGAGCGGCCTTCTGCCGCCAGGAGCCGGGGTCTCCGTCGAGGAGGACGGCGTACTCCCGGGTGAGGCCGGCGTCGGAGAGGATGCGGGACCGCTTGTCCTCCAGGGCCTGCTTGGCGGCCTCCTCCCGCTCGGCCCGCATCTCCTGGAGAGCCTGCTCCAGGGCCGCGATACGGTCGTCAGCAGACCTGCTCTCAGAGGCCACGGGAGCCTCCTGGGCGGCCTCGGGGGCAGGCGCCTGCACCGGGGGTGCCGGGGCGGCCTCAGAGGTCTCCACGGACTCCACGGAGGCCTCCTGGGCGGCCTCGGGAGCAGCCGGCGGCGCGGCCGTCTTCTGGATGATCGTCTCCATGTCAGTGTCCTGGGCGACCTGCCTCGCCCCGCTGGTGCTGTCAGCCATTTGTGCGCTCCTTACGTGCCGCTGACTTTTGCGCCGACCGCTTGCCGCGGAGGGCCCTGTCCATCGCCGACCGCGCCTCAGCCCCGTGAAGGTCCTTACCGCGGACGACCCTGTCGTAGACACCCGCATACCGTGCGGCTGCCTTCTTGCCCGGCCATGACCGGCTGGTGAACACCGGGACGACCGTGCAACGGTCCCCGTAGTGGTAGGCGAACGCGGCCGTGCCCTGCGCCTTGTAGACTGGGCCGCGGCCGGCGAGCATCGCACAGAACCCGCAGGGCCCGTGGCGGCCGGGGTGCACGACCCTCGCCCACGCGAACGCCTTCAAGATCCGGCGTCCCTGCCGGTCCCGACGGAACCGGTCCGGCAGGTTCTCGACTGCCAGGGGGGCCTTCTCCTGGACGATCTGCCGGAGGTGCGGCTCCGACTCGATCTCCTCGACAGCCTCACCGACACGGTCAGCGATCTTCCCGAACGCGTCATCGAGGGCCTTGCGGCGGCGCGCAGCACGCTCCTCCTTGGTCTCAAGGTGGGGGCGCCCCTCCTCCGCAGCCTTCTTCTCGGCCTTGCGACGCCGCTTCTCTGCCTTCTTCTCAGCCTTGCGGGCCTTCTTGGCCTGCTCCTTGGCGGCCTGCCGGCGAGAGACCTTCTGCTCCTCCTCCACCGCCTGGCCGGCCACAGCCCTGCGGGCCGCCTTCCGCACCGACGGCGGGAACGTCCTCAGGTCGCGCTCAAGACCGTCCAGGTGCTTCCGCAGGCCGTCCGGGTCAGGCGGCGCCTCCATCGCGGCCCGGGCGACAGCCTG